TCTTGGGAACCCCCTGTTCTGTTGGGAGGCCCCTATTCTCTTGGGAACCCCCTGTCTGGGAACCTACTTCGTGGACGCCACCAAGGCACCCACGGCCATGATTGCGTGCCCCATCGTCGCAACCTCATGTGTCACACCGCCAGCGGTGACCGCGATCATCCCACCAATGGGGATGATGGTGATGGTCTCAGACTCTGCCGTGGTGATGCTGTACACGTCACCAACCTTGCGGGCCTTCAAGCGCTGGTCGAATGCCGTGACCCGCCCCTTAACAGAGTCGTGGAAATTGTGGGCGTTCGCCTCAGCGAGCGTGTCCGCGATGACTACCTCATCGCATTCGACGTACCCCCAGTACCGATCCGCCTGGTCGGGCTTGCGCACTGTCCACCAATCGGGGGTGAGCTCGGCCGCTGTTGCGCCGAGCACTACCGTGTACCCCGTGGGCGTTGGGGCTACGTGCAGGCGAGCATGGGGCCACATCCCGGCTAACTGGTTCGCTACGTCTGTGGCATCAATGTGTGTGGTCATGGTGAGTGTTCCTTCCTTGTGTGGGGTTAGTGCTGCCAGACGTATCGGGCAGGGTCGAATGGCTCGAGCACGTACAGCCACGCCGATAGGCGCTTGAGTTCTGTGCCGAGTAGGCGCGTGTCGCCGTCGTCCAGGTGCCACCATGGGCCGTGCTTGACCCATCGCTCGCGTATATCGTTGTATACGGTGGCGCCGTCGGGCATGCGCCTCATGTCGGCGTGCGTGACGAGTCGGTGCTCGAGTGGCGCGTTAGCTGGCATGGTTCTCCTCCGCCTTGATGGCGCGTTCGAGGTAGGTGGCGGCCTTGCGCAGGTCCTCTACGCGCTTACCGGCGTCGCCCTTGCGGCCGAACCGGGTGAGGTACTTCCCAACGTTCCATAGATGCGGATTGTCGGGGAAGAGGGCGTCAAGCAAGTCCCAGGACTGCAAGTCAGCTGAGAGTTCCGGGGCGCCAGATCGCGCCAACGCGTCACCTATCCACGTGTAGTGCTCGGGGCTATCGGTGGAGCTCTCACTGTCGAGACTATCGACGCGGTTGAAGTGCACCGAGCCATTACTAGCTGCGGATATGTAGGGCTCCACGTCCGATGGGTAGCCGACTAGGGTTACCTCAATTTCACCACCATCCTTTGTGTCTGCCTGTACCGCCATATTGTCATCTCCGTTCCACAATGCGGTTAGGGAGCTGGACTTAAGGGCGTACCAACTTGAAGCATCACTTAATACGGTGAGGTGCGCCCCATCCTCGATGACGACGTTTAGGTCATCCGCGTGACCGGCGGTTGCTTCAATGTCGCAAGCGACGATAATGGAGTCGTAGAAACTGACGTCGCCAGTGGTGGTGAGGTAATCCCATTCATCCTGTGTGATCACCCTATATGTGGTCATGGTACTTCCTTCCTAGGTTCCGCACGATGCGGGTCACCTATGGGCCACCTAGACCAGAATTGGATCACAGCAAACCTCACACATAGAAACGGTGGGGGCGGTCTAGGTGACTCATAGGTGGGCAGACTGTATCGACTACGCGAGGCGGCGCCGTGCGTGCGGTGCCTGCCACCTATGGCCGTTCCTCTATGTAGTTCTCAACCAACATGCGCAAGTGCTACTCCGCAATCCCTGCGTTTCCCGCTGCGTATCATCCTCTAGGTGAGGTGGCGCGGCCACTACACTGCGTGGCTGGCCATCCCGACTAGCTGGCTTGTGCTCGCTCGAGCGCCACCTCGAGCGCATCCTTGGCGAACCGGACTGCAACGTCATCATGTCCGCTCACGTCACCATTCGAATACACCTGAACCCGATTCCCACCCTTGATTGCGACCAGGCCGCCGCAGGTGAGCGCCTCCCGGATGGGGTAGACGTGCCAGCCGCTTGAGCCGAGCATGTCAGCCAGCGCTGCAAGCGCCTTCGCTCGACGTTCAGCATCGGTTAACAGGTGACTCATCACGTCGACACTAGTCCAGTCCTGGCTACGCACAGCCATATACTTGATGTTCAGCGAATCCATTGCCGTCACCTGGGCTACCGCTTCGCGTCGCCGCGTCCCCAGAATGTTCCTTACTTCCAGGTAGTGTGTCGGATTAGCGGCCACCCATGAGGATGATGCGGGCTTACTCTCTCCCGTGGCCGCGTTGAATGCTAGTCTCACGCGCTCACTTACAGTGCTCATGGTTTCGTTCCTTTCGGTTCGCTGACGTTCAGGCGTCGGCAATGTAGAGGATGGCTGCGTCGATGCTCATATCCCCGCACACCCAGCGCTCACCACCATCGTCGTCCACGCGATAGATGTCCACGAAAATCGCGGGCTCGCCGTCCCACGAGAGCTCGGCGGTGACATAGGCAAGCCGCTCCCCCTCAGCGAAGGATACGATGTGCTGGCTAGTGTTCGGCGAAGTAATGACCTCAAAGTCAATGGAAGCCGCGTCCAGCGCGAACTCAAGGTTATCCATCGCTGAATCAAGCACATAGGCGAGACGGTCCTCGGCGGTGATCATGGTGATGCTCCTAGTGTTGTGGGTTAGTGTCGTGCCCGGCAGGGGAATCGAACCCCTGCTACAACCATTCGGGCTACCTGAACGCGTCAGGAGATCGTGTACAGGACGGCGGCTGCCACATCGCTGGGCGCCCAGAGTGTCGTGTCCGAAACGGCATCAACGTCGATGACGCAGATCGGGGCGTCGGGGCCATCGTCTTCCACGATGGCAATCCTCCCGTACTCGCAAGACTCAACCCTACTGTACCGGTCACCATGGTAGATTCGGGCGTCACCATTGAAGAAAACCACCATCTCCTCCCAGTGGTCCGCCTCAAAGTCGCTGGCACCGCAGAGGGCCTGCCACGCCTCGTCAGGGTTGCTGTAGGCCAGTTCGGTTGAGGTGAGGGCGGCCTCGAGGTCGGACATGACGACGGCCCGACGGAACAGGTCGTGCTCCGCGATGGTGAACCGGTCCGACTCATTAACCCCAGCCGAGATGGTGAGGTCGACACCGCCGCAGGAGAGGGTCATCTCAACTTCGCCGCCATTAACGTAGGTGATCTGGAAGTCCCCGGTGTAGCCGAGCCCCCAAGCGCGGCGGGCCAGCGGAAAGGCCAGGAGAGCGGCCGCCTTGTCCGCGCAACTGGTGATGGCAACCGTCTCAGTGCCGTCCAGGATGGTGCCGGCAGGACGGTATCCATCCTCGGCGATCTCGAGGTGAATGTTGCCGACGCTGACACCCTCAGTGGTCTCGCGGTAGTCGATACCCCATTCGGCCAGGTTGGCGGTGACGTCGGTGATGTAGTCGTTGGCGCTCATTGCTGTGATCCTTTCTTGGTGGAGCGGTTCGCTCCGTGCTGATGGCTTAACTATACACACACCGGGACAGAGCGAGTCAAGCCGGAACGGACACCAATTCGCGTGACCTACGTCATCGAACGCCTGTTCGACGGCGCCACACCCCTACGCCACACACACATACGCGCCTACATGCACGAGAGGCCACGGGAGCCAATCTGAGCACCTCACAGCACCCCACCCATACGTGGGCACCACTCACACCCCGAAAGCACTCCAGCTGCCCTCACGACGCCCACCACGGGAAGACAAAGCAAAACCCCCGGCCCGCCGAAGCGGAACCGGGGGCACTAGGAGGGAGGATCACTCACCTCGAGCCGAAGCGGCTCACCCTGCGTCGAGTAGCGCGACGCTCAACCCACACAGCCAACGTGAGCCCACCCAAAGTCGCCACAGCGGCCACCACAAGAATCTCACGGTCATAGTTGTCCTTGACACCAGAATCCACAGGACCCACAACCTTGTCGCCACTAGGAGAAGTCGACTTAACAACAGGCTTATCCACATCCGCGCTCGCCATAGGCGAGTGCACAACCTCCGTAGAGACACTAGAGCGTGCACCTGAGAGTCCTGCCTCATCACTGTGCCCCTTGATCGTGGTCTTAGAGCAACCCTCACTGAGGGCCTTAGCTACAGCCGGCCCGGGCACGTAGCGCTCACCCTGAACGGTGGTGATGGTCTGAGTGCACGCCCGAGCGCTCACCTCGAGCACGTACCGGCCATCCCGCTCACAGGTCACGGCACCCTGAACGTCAGCGCACGAGGGCAGGCCGTCCGTCGAAGCGGGCTCAACCGAACCAACCCACAGCCAGCCCGGAAATGCGACCTCACGCGCATCACGCCACCGCAGATAGGACACGCTCCCATCCTCCTCAACGATGAACGAACGCCCCGAACCGTTCCCCATGGTGCGGGCGTCCCACAAGCACGGCCCGTACTCCTGATCCTCCGACTCGCACGCGGGAGTCTCAGACACGTCAACGGGGGCCCCAGTACTGGCGAGCACCCACCCACCAGCGGGGGCAGTGTCCTCAGCCGCATAGGCAGGCACACAACCCGCCAGGCCCATAACCCCAAGCACCAGGGCCACCACCATGCGCATCGCCGCCTTGCTCATCTCACTGTTCCTTTCGGTTCGCCCCACCAACGGGGCTGTGTTGCTGATGACCCAAACCATACGCCACACGCAGCGGCTCGCGTCAACCCACAACCACCAACACGCAACGTGACCTACACCATCGAACACACGTACACACAGTCACACACCACACACGCGCACGCACGCAACTAACACACCAACACACAAACACACAAACACAAGGACGAGAACAAACATAAACACGCCTGACCAGCACAAACACCAAACATCACGCCAGCGAAATAACCAGCAACACAAAAACCTTTCCCAGCAACCCCAGGGGATAACCCCCCCACCCCCAAAGACCGACCGCTACGCGTCTTAGGCGCTCGGATTGCGTGCAGGTTTGGGAAGTGAGGTTGGCCCCTCAAAGCCTGTCTGTGGGGCTCTGAGGGGCCTTCCTGTGGGCGTGGCGCTTACGCGATCGCTCGCCAGTTCATGTCGAGGATTCGTTGCCTGTTGAGGATGCCTCGCGTTCTGGTGATGATGTCCGCGAAGTCTGCTGTACTGTAGGAGCCTTGTACTACTACGCATCTCGGCCCCCAGGTCATGATGGTGCAGCCGTGGCGCTCGCGGCGGATGATGAGGGTGGTTTGGTGTCGCCTGATGGTGAGGGATCGGTAGATGCCTCCGGTTTTGCCTGGGATTGGGAGTCTGCCGTAGTTGAGTGTGGTGTTGATGAGATGGTAGGCGGCTTGCGGGTGGATGCGCATGTAGTGGGAGATGAGGCGGGCGTAGGCGGCTTTGAGGAGGTTGGTCAGCATGTCTTCTCCTGCGCCCATTTGATGGTGTCGCGTTGGCTGACGCGGAAGGTGGGTACTACGTCGTATCGGCCGCATTTGATGTGGCCCTGCATGGCGGCGTCGTGGATGGTTTGGTAGTTGGTGCCGGTGAGTGCTTCGGCTTGGCGGAGGGTGATCATGTCTGGGTGGTGGGTGTAGACGGGTTCGGCGGCCATTAGATGTTCCTTTCGGTTGTGCTGATGACTGGAGTGTAGACAGGGTTGGGCAGGGCTGTCAAGGCCTGCTGGGGGTCCAGCCGAGGTGGTTCAGTCTGGAGTAGTCGCCTTCCCTCTCGAGGAGGACGTGGCCGGTGCGTCCTTCCCTGTTTTTGGCGACGTGGATGTCGGCGCGGGTCCAGTCGGTGACTCCGTTTTCGTGGGGGCAGGAGAGGAGGAGGACGACGTTGGCGTCCTGTTCGATGTTACCGGACTCCCTGAGGTGGGAGAGCTGGAGTTCGCCTCCGGGGGACTGTTCTGCCTGCCTGCCGAGCTGGGCGATGGCGAAGATGGGGATTTGGAGGTCTTTGGCGAGGTTCTTGAGGGTCCTGGTGTATTCGCCGATGAGCTCCCAGCGTGCGCGGCGGTCGCCGGGGGCTGCGTTGATGAGGCCGATGTAGTCGATGAATGCGGCGGTGAGGCCGTGTTGGCGGTGGAGGAGGCGTGTGGTGGCTACGAAGTCTCCGATGGTGAGGTTTGCGCGGTCGTCGAAGTGGATGGGGAGTTGGCGGAGGTGGGGGGCTGCTGCGGTCATGCGGGCTTGTTCGTCGGGGGTGGGGTGGCGGCGGCGGGTTACTGCGTCGCCGGGGACGTTGGCGATGTTGGCCATGATGCGTGACCAGAGTTCGCGGCCACCCATCTCGAGTGATGCGAAGTAGACGTGGCCGGTGTCTGCGAGGCTTGTGGCGGCCTGGAGAGCTGCCAAGGTTTTCCCCACTCCAGGTCTCGCCGCGATAACATATAGCCCACCCGGCTTCCAGCCTCCGATGATCTGGTTTAGGTCAGGCCAGGGTGTGGGGGTGAAGGGTGTTGCTTTGGTGGTGAAGTCGGTGATTTGGGTGAGGCAGGTGTCGTTGTTGACGAGGGTGGTGCTGCCGGTGCTGACTTGGTTGAGGAGTTCGCGGATGCTGGCTTCTGCGTCGCTGGGGTCTCCGCCAGCTTCGATGATTTGGAGTCCCCTGGTGCAGGCGTCTGCGAGGTGGCGGCGTGCGGTGTCGTCGATGAGTTTGTTGGCGTAGACGCCTGCGAGTCCTCGGTGTGAGATGAGGGTGAGGTCCATGATGTCGAGGAGGTAGTCGGGGGTGACGTGGGCCTCGGTGATGGATGGGAGTTTGTCGAAGATGAGCTCCCGGGTGATTCCTTGGCCGGGGTTTTTGGCCTTGTAGTCTTCGATGAGGCGCCAGATGGCGGCGTTGCGGGTGTCTGCGAAGTGGTGGGGGTGGATGTTGTCGAGGTCGAGGAGGACTGTGGGGTCTCCGCTGAGGGCGAGGTCGAGGATTGTGGTTTCGGTGTTCATGTGCTCGTGTGGGGTGTTGGTGGGGGCCTGCTGGTGTTGCAGGCCCCTGTGGGTGGTGTAATCGGTGAGTGGGAATGTGTGTGGGTGCGATGAGGCGGTGTCAGCTGGCGGGGCCTGCGTATTGGAGTGCGGTGAAGGTTTCGTCGGCCATTTGTTGGTTCCTTTCGTGTGCTGATGACTGGAGTGTAGACAGGGTTGGACGGGGTTGTCAAGCCCTTCCGCAGAAGCGGTCGATCTTGGCGGCCCACTCAGGCCAGCCCGTGTCGCTGGGGAGCCCCATGTAGGGCTTCCAGTAGTTGATGTAGAGGTTGGGGTCGATGCCTGCGTCGAGGCAGGCGTAGCCGAAGTCGTCTCGGGTGACGGGTTTCCCGCTGTTGGGGTTGATGGCTGGCGCCCGGTTCTCCATGGTTGGCATTGATGCACTCGCTTCTGCCGCCCATGCCCCATCCGCATACGAGTTACCGTTGGCGCACCATGTGCGCCAGCTGGCGTCCCAGTTGCTGCGCTTGGTGGCCTTGGAGAGGTAGTAGTTGCGGAACTTCTCTATCTCAATGTCGATCGGCATGGAGGGGTAGCGCTCGCGGGTGTTGGCGAGGGCCTTTTCGCTGGGCTGCCAGTCCTCAGGGATTGTGGTGTTGCGGATGGTTTTTGTGACCCTCTTCTTAGGTTCCGCGACTGTAGTTTCGGTTGGCTTGTCGCCCCAAAGGTGCGGGTTGTTCTCTCGGCTGGAGGGGAAGTTGCGGGCGCCATCTCCAGCGTCGGCGATGCGGTCATAGTCACTACGGCACTCCTCAGTGAGTGCTGAACGCCAGTCTACGTAGATGATGGAGGCGAGGCGCTCTCCGCCGCTGAAGCGAGCTTCGCGGACGATGAGGTTCTTGTTCTCTAGGGAGGCGAGGGCCTTCTTGGTGGCATCCTCGCTGTAGTGGGCGCGGGCGGCGATGCGTGCTACGTCGGCGTCGATCTGCTGTACTCCGCTCCAGGTAGAGAGGGCGGTGAGCGTGTCGATCTCTACGCGGCTGAGGTCTTCGCGAGCTCCCGCGAAGGTGAGTGCGGTTAGGAGGGAGATGTACATGTGTGGTATCCTTGGGATGTGTTCCAAGGGGGCGCCGCTAGTGGTAGGCGGCGCCCCCGCTTTGCGTTCAGTTGTCCCAGATGAGGTTCTGGGCTGCGTAGAGGTACGCTGCGCCCTCGTCGCCGAGGAGGGTGTTCTCCCAGGTAATCCAGAAGATGGATGACTTGAATGGGCGGCGATGACGAGCGAGCACCTCTTGGTTTTCGAGCTCAGTCAGAACACGATCGACGGTAGACATGTCAAGGTTGGCGTGCTGAACGATGTCACCCATGGTAGCGAAGAAGCCATGGCCATCTTCGGAGATGTTGGCGGTCGCTTCGATGACTGCGAGCGCCTGGAGGACGAAAGTCATGCTCGGCGAGTACTTGCGGCCGAGGTAGTAGTGGGCGATGACGCCGTAGATGGGGGCGGTCTGCTCGTGGGTGAGGTTCATGTGGGTCATGGTGGACAGTGGGGTCAGGTCGTCGGGTTCCATGCTGGAACAGTATCACACTGGACGCTGGATGTATAGGTGGAGTCGGGTGTGTTTCGCCTCGCAGGGCCGCAAGCGTCCGGTAACTATGCACCCTAGGGGTAGGGTAAATATGAACCCCTTCTATTACTAGAAGAGATCTATCTATTACTGGAAGAGATGCTCCGCCCTTCGCTTCGCTCCGACCGTCGGACCGTTGGTCCCTGGTCGTCGCCTTGGCCTGTGGCCCAGTTGGTCCACGAGAGCAGGGAGGAAGAGATGATCCTCCGGCTACCTCTCCGGCCATCCCTAGTTGGCACTCGGTCACCTGGTCGTCTCTGAACGTTCTGAGACTCCAGCCCTCCTGTAGTGATCCTCTGGCGAGCTTTGAGGATCAACTTCCTGACTGCTCATCCCGTCCTTGCCTTCCTTGCTGTATCGAGACGGAACCTGAACTTGAAGACTTCCTTGCTCTAGAGTCAGGTAGGGGGTTGGGTTGTGGTTACGTTGGGTTGATCGTCTCTAGTTGGTCAACACTCACCAGAGAGGGTTGGGCCTCGGCGGCGGGCGGCGCGCACCCCAGGAAGGCCACCAGGAGGCTCATGGACAGCCGAACAGGGGCGGGTGTGTGTGCTGGCCTGGGTGGGGTGCCGAAAGGCCCTCAGATCGCCTCCTGTGGCCTCGGGTGGTTCTGGGGGTGAACTGTCCGGGTTTTCCGGTGGGTTGCGTGGTCGCTGTAGTCGCATGTAGACTTGTCGTGCTGATAGAGGCCCGCCGGATGGGTCGGAGTGAAGTTTCCTTTCCTTCTCCGTATGCCCGGCGGGCCTCGCCTTTACCTAGAGCCCCTTGCCGTGGTAGACTTTCCTGGTCAGCCATCGAAAGGACCACCATGACCAACCCCAACACTGACCGCCAGTTTCCGAAGTGCACTCACTGCGGCGAGCCCTACCGGCCCCCGCGCACGACGGCGAAGGAGTTCCCAGGCACCAAGCCCTACGGTGGGCGAGGAACCTGCAACGCCTGCTACCGGGAGTTGCTGCGAGGCCACACCCCCAAGGCGCTCATCGACTGGACGGTCGAGCATAAGTGCTCATCGTGCGGCCAGAAGATGCGCCCCCCACGGAGCTCCGTGAAGGACTGGCCGGGTACGCGCCCCTACTCTGGGCAGGGGAAGTGCTCGACGTGCGCGAAGGAGGCGCGAAAGGCGTATCCGACAGTCCGGGAGCTGGCCGAGATGGGTCACCCATGTATCGAGCCCTGCCCCCTCCCTTCCAGTAAGCGATCCAACATCTGGTGAAAGGAGCACCCATGCTGTATCTACTCGTCTACGGCGACAAGAACAAGCCTGAGGTCGACGTCATCCTCTGCGACAATCATCCCGAGCGCACGAACGACGGCACCCTCATCTTCCGCAACGAGGGCCAGCGGGACATGTACGTCTACCCGGGCGATTACCTGTCGATCCAGCACGCCTACTTCGGCGGGAAGGACGCGTCCCCGTCGTTCCTGTTCGACATCCGCGAAGGCTCCCCGTCGAACGAGGGCGTGTCTATGACATACCCGGGGGATGTGCGATGAGCGCCGTGGAGAGGATTGCGTCGGTGCACGAGAAGGTGGCTCTGACTGCTATGGACTGCGCCGCCGATGAGCTGCGCGACGCTTTGAATGATGCCGACCAGTGCGGTGCTTGGGATGTTCCGGCCCATAGGCGTGACGCGGAGCAGGATGAGGCTGTTATCCGCGTCCAGGAGGCGCAGGAGGCCCTTGAGGAGCAGTTGGAGATGTTCGCGGGTGACCGGTATGGGTTCGACGCGACGGTCCAGCTGGAGATGGGGGTCCTGTGATGGAGGTTTTTGAGCGGGCTGTCGACTCCTTGAGGGAGACTAGTCGTGAGGTTGACGACCTAGAGGCATTCGGTCTGAGCGCTCCAGTCGCCGATGACCTCCTGGATGAGGTGGAGGCCAGGTTTATCGACGCTCGCAGTAGGGTTGAGGCGATCCTGGCGCGCATGCTCTTTGATCGCGGAGTGTATGCGGATGTTGAGCTTCATGGAGTCAGTGCTGGTGGCGTGGAGTAAGCAATCTCGTCGCCGTAAGGAGCTCCCTAAGGACTGGGCGAAGATCAGGCAGACAGTCCTCAAAAGGGATGGTGGCGTGTGCGTGTTCTGCGGCAACCCCGCGAATCAGGTGGATCATATCTTCCCTGATGGCCCGCACGTGCCAGACAATCTCAGGAGCCTCTGCCAGCACTGCCATATGGCTAGGACGCAGCAGCAGTCTGTTGAGGCGCGAAAGAGGCGCTACAATCGTGGCAATAAGGCTCGCGGCCCACGGCCGAAGAGTAAGCACCCCGGATACTTGTAGGAGACGATGATGGGAGTTAAGGGTCCGATTCCGAAGCGCAGCACGGAAGGGCACCGCACCACTCAGGCGCGTAAGCTCGATGGTGGCGTGGAGCCCGTGAACGTGGTCGCCGAGCAGGTCAAGCCCCCGAAGCCTGACCCCGACTGGCACCCGATCGCGAAGAAGCTGTGGAAGGCCGTGGAGCAGTCCACGTTCACCCGCTACTACGAGCCGTCTGACTGGATCGTCCTCTACTCCACTTGTGATGACTTGTCGAACTACAAGATGCAGGATCGGCGTTCGCCTACGATGCTGGCGGCTGTGAACACGATGCTCACCAGCCTCCTCCTCACCGAGGGAGATCGGCGTCGCGTGCAGATCGAGATCAACCGCGTGGACGAGTCCGAGGCTGAGTCTGCTGGCGTGGTCGCTCTCCAGGCTTGGGCGAAGGCGCGGGCCGCGAAGTGACCGAGACGCTCCCCGCACCCCGGGAGCGAACAGACACGCTCCCCCTCGAGCTACCTGAGAGGACGCTCGGGTATCATGCTGCCGCCTGGATGGTGGACAACCTGGTGCAGCCTAACGGGCCGCGCGCTGGACAGCCGTTCATTCCGACGGACCGGCAGATCGAGTTCCTTCTGCATTTCTACGCCCTGAATCATAAGGGTTCCTTTGTGTATAGGCAGGGAATTAGAAGGTTAAGCAAGGGATCGGGTAAAGGCTATGACCTGCGTCACAAAATCTTGACGACGGATGGATGGAAGCGCTTCGGCGATCTTGTCGTTGGCGACTACGTGTTCCACCCGTCCGGCAAGCCCACCAAGGTCACCCAAGTCCACCCTATCGACCAGTGGGACACATGGGAGGTGGAAATCTCCGACGGCACAGTCCTCACCGCCACCGGCGAGCATCTGTTCACGGTGGATGAGTTCGTTGGTTCAGCCAAACGCAAGCGCCGCACTCTCGATGTGCGCGCCATGGCTCGGGAAGGGCGTTTCAACCTCCGCCTCCCCGACGTAGACAAGGACGAGCTGCGCGCCCAGGGAGTCCCTGGTGGAGTGCTGGAGGGCTTCCAGAACGGGCGAACCATCGTCAATGCCCGCCGGGTCCCTCCGGTTGATGCTCGTTGTATCACTGTGGCGGCTGAGGATGGCCTGTATCTGGTGGGGGAGACGATGGTGGTCACCCATAATTCCCCGTTCGCCGCCGCGTTGTGCCTGTTCGAACTCCTCGGCCCTTGCCGGTTCGATGGTTTCGACCGACATGAGCCGTTTGGGGTGCGCGCCAAGCCCATGAGCATGCCGCTCGTGCAGATCGTAGCCACGTCGGAAAGCCAGCCGCTCGCCCTAGATACTAAGGTGCCCGTGGAGGGCGGCTGGAGCACTGTGGGAGACTTGAATGTCGGTGACATGGTGTACGGCAGTGATGGCAATCCCACGCCAGTGCTGGGGAAGACGCGGGTGTTCACCGACCATGACTGTTATCGAGTTACCTTTGATGATGGGATGACTGTTGTTGCTGACGCTGCGCACGGGTGGACTGTGGAGCGTCGGCGTCCGCACGGAGACCGCTTTGACGTGGTGACAATGAGTACGGGTGAGATGCGCGACTACCTGTATAGCGGTCGGGCGCGTAGTCTTCGCATCCCCTTGGTGCCGCGCAGGGGAGGGGGGAGTGCTCCGTCTCTAGTTTCCCCATACCTCCTCGGCTACTGGCTGGGCGATGGGGATCGCGCCGGGTCAACATTCGCAATCAACTGGGCGCACAAGGATGAGATTGAGTCCATCTTCCGCAGTGAGCTGGAGTGGTGGGATGACATTAAGGCCGATCTCCAGAAGAATAGCGACGGCCGCCTCTATGTTCGCCGTCGCCGCCAGATGTGCCCAAGGGGACACTCGTACGCTGAGGGTGATCCGAACCGGGTCATCGGTAGTAGTGGCCACCCTATGTGCCGCCGTTGCAACAAGGGTAAGCGCGAAGGTATGAAGGACACCAAGTTCCTTTCGTTCCGCGAGCGCCTCCGCGAGCTCGGCGTCCTCCAGAACAAGCACATCCCTAGCGCCTACCTGCGAGCCTCTTATGAGGATCGCCTGGCGCTTCTCCAGGGGCTTGTGGACTCGGATGGTTACGTGACCGAGAAGGGGCAGGTGCAGTTTAAGAACGCGAATGTGCGCATTCTGGCGGCGTTCATTGAGCTGGCTGAGTCTTTGGGGCAGAAGTGCTTCGTGTACGACGGAGACAATGGGTCTCGAGTGGTGAAGTTCATCCCGCAGCCAGGTTTCCCTGCTGCGCGACTGTCTAGGCATGTGGCCCGTCTTCCGAAGGAGTCTCGGCCCTTGTCTGCGTATCGTCGAGTTGTGTCGATTGAGTCTGTGCCGTCTGTGCCGGTGCAGTGTATTCAGATTGGCACGGAGGATCACCTGTTCCAGGTGGAGGGTGGGGTTCTCACGCACAACACCCAGAATACGATCCGCATGGTCAGGGCGTTTTGTCAGAAGAAGGGTCCCCTGGCCCGGAAGTATGACCTCGAGGTGGCGAAGACGTTCATTGAGACGCCGGGCGGGGGGAAGCTTCAGCAGATGACTTCCTCCGCCCACTCGATGGAGGGTGGTGAGGTGTCCTTCGTTGTGGGGGATGAGCTCGAGCACTGGCTGCCCGCCCAGGGTGGCCCGGCTATGTTGCAGACGATCCAGCAGAACGCAGCGAAGATGGGTGGCCGGTTCATGGGCACCTGCAACGCGTGGGTGCCGGGTGAGCAGTCGTCGGCTGAGGCGATCTTTGAGGCGTGGTGCGATCAGGAGGATGGTCTCACGCGCGGTAAGACGAAGGTGCTCTATGATGCGCGTATCGCTCCCCCGAATACGGTCCTGACGGATGAGCCAGGGGAGGGGCAGGTTGGGCTCACGGAGGCTCTCGAGTACGTGTATGAGGACTGCCCGTGGGTGAATCTGGAGTCGATCAAGGAGCAGATTTGGTCGCCGGAGTACCCGGAGTCTCGGTCGATCAGGTTCTTCCTGAACCGCCCGAACGCGGCCGAGGCGTCCTGGATCACCCTGGAGGAATGGACGCAGCTCCGTAAGCCGGACCGGAAGGTGGAGCCTGGGGAGCGGATCGTCATGTTCTTCGATGGCTCCAAGTCCAACGACCATACCGCTCTCGTGGGGTGCTGCATGGAGGATGGGCATATCTTCAAGATCGGGCACTGGAAGCCTGAGAAGCCCCTCGGTGTGGTGAATGTGGCTGCCGTGGATGCTGGGGTCAGGAAGGCGTTCGACACCTACAATGTGGTCGCGTTCTGGGCTGACGTGCGCGAGTGGGAGTCGTTCACTCGCACGGCTTGGCCTGAGGACTTCGGCGACAGGCTGATCGTGCCTGCGGTTCGTGGCGGCATGTCCGCTTCGCCGATCGCTTGGGATATGCGGTCGCACGCGTACCAGTTCGCTGAGGCTGCGGAGACGGCGTTCACGGAGATTCAGCAGCAGACGTTCACCCATGATGGGGACTCGGCGCTGGGTGAGCATGTGTCGAACTGTCGCGTGAATGAGTTCAAGGGGCGCTGGTCGGTGAAGAAGGAGTCTCCGAAGTCGTCTAAGAAGATCGATCTCGCTGTGTGTATGATCGGCGCTAGAATGCTGTATAGGCATGTGAAGAACTCGAAGGAGTGGGCGGACCTGACTGCTCCGCGAGGTGAGTGGAAGGTGTTCATGTGAGCTTCCAGAAGATGATCTCTAAGTTCGCGTCTGGCGCCTACCGCCCTATCACCTATGAGGGTTACTACGAGGGGAAGCGGCGCCTAGACGCGGTGGGTATCAGCCTGCCGACGAAGGCGCGTGTCCTGGAGATTCAGGCCCCGTTCGCTAAGATGGCCGTGGATGTCCTCACCGAGATTCTGATCCCCGACGGGTACCGTGTCGCTGACGATGACAAGTTTGGCGTGGTTGAGCTGTTGCGGAAGACGTGGCAGGCGAACGACATGGACTCCCAGTTCAACCTTGCTGCAGCCGAGGCCATCAGCGCCGGCGCCGCCTACTGGGTGATTGCACCCCCGGATGATGAGCATGAGTTCGCCTCGATTCGGGCAGTGGATGCGAAGCATGCTCGCGTGCGCATTAACTTCCGCGGAGAGGTCGTGGAGGGTGTCGTCCTCTATCGCCGGGATGACGGGAATGTGGGGGCTACCTACTACACGCCTGATGGCGTGGAGTTCTACGCGAAAGGCAAGTACGACTGGACGAGCGTCGGCCAGGGGCGCCAGGACCAGTGGGGGGCTTCTATCGTCCCCATGTTCAACCGTGCTCGCCTGTCCGACAAGTATGGGCGCTCCGATCTGCGCGAGCTCACGTCCGTCATCGACGCCGCCTCGCGCACGCTGACGAACCTTCAGGTGGCGCAGGAGGTGGCCTCCTCCCCGATGCGCGCCGTCGTGGGTGACGGTGCTGCGGAGATGCTGGCTCAGCATCCTGACAAGATGCAGGCGTACATGGGGAACCTGATCGCCATCCCGTCCGGTGGTGACGTGAAGCAGCTGACCGGGATGGCGCTGGACCCGTTCATCAACACGTACAGGTCCTACGCCCTCCAGCTGTCCGCCATGACCGGCATCCCCCCGTCGATGATGGGTGTCTCCTCGGACAACAACCCTACGTCCGCTGAGGCCCTGCGCGTGGCGAAGGACCGCCTCATCGCCCGGGCGGAGAACAAGCAGCGCCAGTTCAGCGACGCCCTGGAGCGTGTCGGCCGGATTGTGGCCCAGGCGAACGGCATGTCACTGGAGGGGCTTGAGGCCCTGGAGGTGACGTGGCGCGACGCTGCCGCCCCGTCCACGTCGGCGCAGATGGCGAACGCCCTCCAGGCCCACAGTCAGGGCATCATCGGTGACGAGACGGCCCGCGAGTTCCTGCACCTCACACCTGAGCAGCTGCGCCGCGAGAAGGCCCGCGGGGACAAGATGGATGCCGACGCGGGCCTGGACATGCCCGAGGCGCCCGAGGCTCCCGAGGACGCGGAGGGGGCCCCTAAGGGTGAGTGAGGCCCTCTTCTACAGCATCCTGCGCAGCATTGTCATGCTGTTCCGCCGGCGTGCCGAGGATGCCCTCAAGGCGTTCGATGGGCTCCCTGAGCCGCCCCCGGTGGAGCATGTGGGGGACCTCCTGACTCCGCTCGTGTGGCAGGCCAGGAAGCAGGCGTGGGCGGCCGCTGCCTTGTTCCTGCGGGGGCAGGCCCGTAAGGCTGGGGCGCCTGAGTCATGGATTCCTCCGCAGCCCGGGTACTCGCCGAAGACTATCGCCCGCACGATTCGCGGCACTCAGGGGGCCCTGGATTCCCCTGAGGGGATGAGGCGCCTGGAACGCACCCTGGAGGGGCACGTGCTGGCCGCTGCGCGCCGAACCGTGGCAGACGCGGTGGATACTGCCCCGTCCTCGGTTGAGCTCATTGAGGGGGCTCTGGATGACCTGGCGAAGGACCTCGAAGAGTTCTCCGAGACGGCACAGAAGGCGATCGTCGAGGACGTCGAGAAGGTTGAGTCCCGCCGCCGCCAAAGCATGACACTGGATGAGGCGTTCGGGAAGGTCGCCGACAGGGTGGAGGAAGCTGTTCGCACCCTCGACGAGGAGGAGCTCGTTAAGGAGCGCCACCGCAGCATGAAGGTCTTCTCCGACGTGCCAGACAAGTACCGGCGCAACTCCAGGGGGGAGCTGATTGCTCGCCCATTCGCTTTCGCCCGCGTGACCCACCCGAACAAGAATGGCCCCTGCGGCTTTTGTGCGATGCTCGCTTCCCGTGGGCCGGTGTATAAGTCATCCGAGTCGGCGGGCATTCGGGCCAACAGATTCCACGATCGATGTTTCTGCACGTGTGTGCCCGTTTTCACCTCCAAGCACTGGGAAGGGAAGGAACAGCAGACCGAATACGAACGTGTGTACAATGAGGTTGTGCGCGAGCAGGACCTTCATGGAGCGGATGCGCACCGAGCAATGGACAAGTACTTCCGGGAGAAGCTGAAGGAGCGCAAATGAGCGACACCCCCGCGCCTGAGCCCTCCGTCGTTGAAGAGACTGACGGACCTATCTCAACCACTGACTACCCCATCGAGCATACCGAGGAGGCTCCCGTTGAGAGTCCTGAGGCGGACGAGGAGACTCCTGCGGAGGAGGCGCCGAAGGATGATGCGGAATCTCCTGCGGATGTGGTGAGTGAGCTGCGCGCCCAGCTGGCCGCACTCACTGAGAAGCTGGAGGCTAAGGAGGCTGCCGAGCGCGCCGCCGCCGAGCTCTCCGAGAAGGAGTCGATCCTCTCTAAGGCCAACATTCCGGCCCGCTTCGCTTCATTCCTCACCGGAGACAAAGACTCGTGGCAGGAGCAGGTAGACGCCCTCGCCACGCTGCGCGAGCAGGCAGACGCTACGCCCGCGCCTTCAGTCCCCCGCGACCCTGCGGTGGATGCAGACCTTGAGACCGAGGATGACGGCCTGAGTGAGGCGCTCGGGTTCTTCGGCCTCGCAGACCAGTAAGGAGGGCTAATGCCTGCACCTGCGTACAACCCCGACAACGAAGCCAAGATCGAGACAGTATCCAAGATTCTCGGCGCCAACGCCGGGAATGAGGCCGCGTTTCCCAAGACCGTCGTAAAGGGCATCTGGGACAACGCCATGAACGGCTCCGTTGTCCAGTCCCTCGCCGGTAGCGTCCCGGTCTCCATCAACGGTACCGCCATTCCGATCCCTGTCGGCCAGCCCACCGCTGGTATCGTTCAGGAGGGTGGCCTGAAGCCGGTCGCTACCCTGTCCAGCAAGGTCAAGACCGTCACCCCCGTCAAGGCCGCTGTGATGATCCTCTACTCGGAGGAGACCGCCAAGGCTGACCCGCTCGGCGAGTACTCTCGCATTCAGCGCGCCCTCGGTGAGGCTATTGCTCGCGCCATCGACACCGCCGTCATCCACGGCATCGACGCGAACACCGGTACCGCCATCACCGGCAAGGAGGCCCTGACCTCCACCACGAAGGTGCAGGAGTTGGACCTGGCTTCGACCGCTACCGGCTACTTCACCAAGCAGCTGTCCGCCGCCTACGACAAGGTTGTGCTGGACGACGCTGACGAGGCCGAGTTCGGGTTCGACCACTTCCTCCTCGCCCCGAAGTTCCGCAGCAACCTGGTCAACGCCCTGGACGCTCAGGGTCGCCCGCTCTACCAGCAGGCCCCCGACATCACCGCGAAGTTCGGTACCGTCCTGGGTGTTCCGGCCACCTACTCTCGTGCCGTCTCCGGCTACGAGAAGGCTAAGGTCCCGGCCGCGAAGCTTCTCGGTATCGGCGGCGACTTCAAGGACGCTCTGCGTCTCGGTTTCGTTGAGACCATCACCTACCGTAAGGCGACCGAGCGCGCCGGTGGTGTTGACCTCTTCGACCGCAACATGGGTGCGATCCTCGCTGAGGCCCAGTTCGGTTGGGTTCTGCGTGACCCGCGCGCGTTCGTGAAGATCACCAGCAAGTGACCCGGGTGGTGGCCGCCGGCGTTTTGGTTGGCGGCCACCCCGTGGCCTGGTTTCCTGAGGAGGTGGAGAAGTGACGGTAGCAACACTGGATGATGTTCAGGGGTCGCTTATGCGGTACCTGGAGGATGATGAGAAGGTCTGGGTTCAGGCTCTTCTGGATAGGGCTGAGGCCCTGATCCTGTCGCGTATGCCTGACGCTGTGAACCGGTGTCGCGTTGACTACAGCTTCTCCGTCATCATGCGGATGGTGGAGGCTGAGTCGGTCTCCCGTGTCCTCAGGGCGCCTGGCGGCGGCCTCTACAAGTATGAGACCGAGGGTACGTACACGTACTCGGTGAATCAGGCTGTCGCGTCCGGCATCCTGGAGATCACCGACCGTGACTGGCAGGCCCTACAGTCTGGCACCTCCGGTTGGGGTGTGGCCGGGGCTGAGATGGACGGGTATGCGCGGCGCACGCGCCTCCTGGGCGCCCTGGAGGGTCCCCTGACGGTGGACCCGACGTATCTGCGCGGCCCGTCTGCCCTCGACTTCGCCGGTGACCACCCCGTCTACGACGAGGATGAGGTGACACTGTGGTAGGGTTCCGGCCCCGCCGCGGGCGCTACCTGGAGAATGGGCCACATGTGGTGGAGGTGACTCTCGCTGTCGTCAAGGAGGGGCGCACCGGGCGTCGTTTCGAGCGTGGTGAGACGTTCGTGATCGACAAGGTGCTGGTGCAGCCGTCCGCCGGTAACGCCCTGAAGGCCACGGAGAACCGCGTCATTCGCGGCGACCTCACGGATGAGACCACCCTGAAGGTGTTCGGTACTGGACGGAAGTGGCCGGGAGGCCCGCACTCGTGGGTGAAGATCATCAAGGGCCCCGAGTCGCTGGTGGGGAAGACGTTCCAGCAGGCCGGTGAGCCGCTCACCTATGATGCCTCCCCGATGACTCGCCACTGGTCTGTGCGTTGTGACACGCTCGGAACGGAGTCCCGATGATCGAGGTCTACGACACTGAGAGCGTCCATGAGGACATTGCTGCCGTGGTGGCGCGTCAGCCTGAGTTCGCTGCCGCCGCCGCGAAGGTGTTCGCCGAGGTTGAGGCCGCTGCCGCCGCACACATCCAGTCGGGGGAGCTGTCAGCGTCGTTCAGCCTGTCACAGGGGAAGGTGGACTGGTCCATTTCCCCGTCCACGGACCATGATGCGGCCGTCGAGTTCGGCCACTACGTGTACCAGGATGCGCAGGGGCGTCGCTCCGGGCGCGAGGGTGCCAGACACAGGACGTGGGTGCCGGGCATCAACGTCATGCGTGGCGTCGTACACGCGAACGGGGGGTTCTAATGGCATTCGTCGCTCCCCTCCCGTTCATCTACCGGTACGTTCAGGATGCCGCCGCCGCTGGCGCCGCTGAGTGGCCGATTCTCTCCCGGATCGTGTGGCGCACGCACGGTGACGTGGATGACCCTATGAATGAGCTCGTGTGCCGCGTCCAGATGACCATCTCCCGGATTCACCCCTCGGGGCCGACGTTCGCTGCAACCCAGATCAGGGCTCGCCTGTACATGACTGGCCCGGACGGGGATGAGGTGTCCGACGCGAGCGACGCGCTCGTGCAGGCCATTGAGAAAGCTTGGAGGTCAGGAATGGTGACCTCCGAAGGCTGGGCCACTTACCTCGAGTGGACTCAGCTACCCACCCCGGAAACGGACATGGGAACTACCGCCGACTACATCAACATGGTTTCGTCCCTTCAGGTGACGGCCAGGAAGGGAGCCTGATGGCTAACCTCGGAAACAGCAAGATTCAGATCGCGGGCCGTGGGCACGTCTACTATGCCGCCCCTGACACGGAGGCCCCGAACCTCGACGGCTACACCTTCGGTGACGGCACCACCCTGGAGGGGAGTGGGTGGACCTGGCTGGGCGATACCTCCAGTGAGAACCTGATTGAGTTCGAGTCCGACGGTGGAGACACCTCCACGAAGCGGACCTGGGACCGTCAGGGCGTCCGCTCCACCCGCGAGGACGTCACCAACAAGGTCACCATCAACGCCGTCAACCTCGGTGAGGACGTCATGAAGGTGGCGTTCCCCGGCTCCACCTACGACGCCACCAAGCGCGCCTGGGACATCGAGCTGGACGCCTCCAGTGAGCGCGCCATCCTCGTTGTCGTCGAGGACGGCCGCATCGTCTCCGGCTACCTGTTCCGCCGCGTCTCCCTGGCCGGTAACATGCCGTCCCTGAGCCTGGACAACTTCACTGAGGTCAAGATCGCTGGCACACTCCTGTCCCCCAACTCGGGGAAGACGCGCGTCCAGATGCTGGAGCCCCGCACCGTCACCGGCATCGGCACCGCGAAGCCGACCATCACTACCCTGACCCCCGCCTCCGGCGCGGTCGGCGCGAAGGTCGTCATCGCCGGAACCAACTTCGATGGTGTCCGAGAGGTGAAGTTCGGCAACGTGGTCGCCACGTTCGAGAAGGACTCCTCCACCCAGATCACCACCTACGTGCCTCGCGGCGTGAACACGGGCGCCCAGAACGTGATCGTCACGAACAACGTTGCCGCCTCAGACGGCAAGCAGTTCGCCGTCAACTGACGGCCGATATACTAGGGGCGCCGCCATGTAGGGGTGTGTGGCGGCGCCCCTTCCAACACCCCACACACCCCACTGGAAGGAATGTCTCATGGCTACCAAGAAGGCCGATAAGCTCCCCCCGTTCTCCTCGCTTCCGGGACATGAGCTGCTGGCACCCCCGCATTCACTGCGTCCCTCTAAGCGGATGCGACTGACGTCAGTACTGGAGCCGTTCATGGGGGATACTGCGGACGATGTGAACCTCCTGGCTGTTCTCGCTGACGTCATGGAGGCCCTCGAGGATGGCGGCTTCGTCAAGGACCTGGACGCCTGGGATAAGTTCTATGACGACTCCGACATGGAGGACATTATCAACCTGGTTATGGCTTACGCGGGGGAAGCCGCAGGCGCCAAGAACTAGATGACTTCTTCGAGAGGCACCCGGACGCTGCGGCGGACTTTTGGGCACTGTACCGGATTGACGTCCACGGCGATTACCGGGTGTCTCTCGTAAGTCAGCTTCTTGAGCGCCTACCGCATGAGCCCTGGAGCCTGTATCGGGCGAACGAACTGGGGGGTGACCAGTGGTTCGGTTACTCGCATGACTCGGAGAGGTTGAATGAGGAATTGGATAGGTTGGCGCTGCTGATTAAGGCGTCCGCCACCAATAAGGCGACACTGAAAGACTCTGAGATGATGCCTCGGCCCGCGAAGGCCAATTCGGTGTCGGTGGTATCATCGAATGACACAGCTGGGGTTGCGGCCCTGTTTGCTTCGCTGGGGTAAGGAAGGTTAGGGATGGCTGGTAAGGGGACAGTTGGTAAGCTTTCTGTCAAGGTTGTCCCTGACCTTTCTGACTTCGCTAAGAAGCTTCGCCGTGACTTGAAGCGAATCCAGAAGCAGGTCAAGGACCTTGATATCGCCTTCGATGCGGAGGTGAGGCTCGATAAGGAGTCGCTTAAGAAGGCCCGCGAGGAGGCCGCGAAGTCTGACGTCCGCTTCAAGGCTGAGGTGGACCTTAAGTCGGGACAGCTGGAGGCTCTTCGGAAGAAGATTCAGCAGATCAAGTCCGAGGTGAAGGTTAACGCGAACCTATCCGAGGAGCAGAAGAAGAAGCTCCAGGAGAAGCTCGACAATATCCGCACGGCGGTCAACCTGTCTACGCGGCCAGGTGACCTCGCTAAGTTGAAGAGGGACGTGGAGCGTGCTGCAGGTGACGTCAAGGCCGGCCTGACAGTGAACGAGAGGTCGTTCCGCCAGTTCCAGACGAGGCTTAACGCCCTTAAGGCAGATATTCCAGCCCACGCCAAGCTGGATGGGGCTGCCGCTAAGGAGCTCCAGGCGCGCATCGCTGCCCTCAAGGCTGACGTGGAGGTGCACGCGAAGCTCTCCGAGGAGCAGAAGAAGAAGATCAAGCACGAGCTCAGCAAGCTCGATGGCAAGGCCACCGTGAATGCCGACCTGGATGACGGGAAAGCTCGGTTCGACCTTAAGCGCCTGACTCACCCCCGGTGGGTAGACATTCATGTGCGCCTGGCTAAGACGTCTCTCGCCCGCGTGGCGGCCCAGTTGAAGGCTCTTGCTGGCGGGAACGTGTTCGAGTCGATCGGCCGCAACCTGAATGACTTCCTGCGGAACCTGGATACGGCGGCCGTGAAGATCGGCACCGTGTCCACCTTGATTGGTAGCGCAGTGTCGGTGATCGGCTCCGGCCTGGGCGTGTTCTCTTCCTTGAGTGTGGGGATCGCCAAGTCCACGCCCGCCCTGCTGGCACTGCCGGGCATCTTCGGTGCCGCCGCCGCCGGAGCGGGCGTCCTGATTACGGCACTCAAGGATACGAAGACTGTCCTCGAGGACCTGGGGCCATCGTTCACGAACCTCCAGACTCAAATCTCCGGCGCCTACTGGGATCAGGCGGCGCAGCCGATCCGAGACTTCGCTAACGTCGCCATCCAGGAGCTTTCGCCCGCCCTCCAGACGATCGCCTCCAACCTGGGCTCTATGACTGCCGCCATCGCTGGCGCCGCGGGGGGGCATATTGCTGGCTTCCAGCAGTCTCTCACCTACCTGTCTCAGGCCCTGGCGATCGGCTCTACGGGGGCGGCCTCGTTCACGAACGGCATCCTCACCATGGGTGAGGTGGGGGCGAAGTTTCTCCCCAGCATTGCCTTGTGGGCCAACAACCTGGCGGCCTCGTTCGAGCAGTGGGCGTCTAAGGCTGCAGCGTCCGGGAAGATGGAGGAGTCCATTCGTGCGGCCGCGAAGGCGTTCGGAACCCTCAAAGACATCACGATCGACCTGGGCGGGATCGTCGGTGGCCTGTTCACCGCCATGGCGAAGGGGTCTGCCCCCATTGACTCCATTGCTGACGCACTGGATAAGGCGAACAAGGCCGTGAATGGCCCCCTGTTCCAGGCGACTCTCACGAACCTGTTCTCCTCCATAGGGCGGGCCGCCAGTTCGGCGTTCCAGGGGGTCGGTAAGCTTGGTGAGGCGTTCGTGTCTCTCGACCCGACCCTTGGCGTGGTGCTTCCCCTGATTGGTGAGACGCTCCGCACGGCGCTCACTGGGCTCGCTACAGCTCTCGAGAATCCTGCCTTCCAGGATGGGTTGGCGAACTTCTTCAACAGCCTCCTGGTGGCTGTGCAGGCGCTCGCTCCGGCTATGCCCGCGCTGGGTGAGGCGTTCGGCGCTATTGCCACTGTTGCGGGCACTCTCCTTGAGGCTATCGCGCCCCTGGTGGCTCAGCTGGTGGAGGGGTTGGCTCCGATCTTCCAGCAGTTGGTGCCGATCCTCGTCCCGGTGATTGAGCAGCTGGGTGCCGCCCTACTCCCGGTGATCCAGGCGCTGGTGCCGGTGATCTCTGAGATCATCGCCCAGTTGGCTCCGATCATCTCTGAGTACCTTCCGCAGATTCTGCCCCCGATCGTTGCTTTGGTTCAGCAGTTGGCGTCCGCCCTGATCCCGGCGATCCAGTTGGTGGGGAAGGTTATGCAGTGGCTCATGCCTCTCGTGATGGCGTCGTGGAACGGGATCATGTCTACGGTGACGGGCGCCATCCAGATCATCAAGGGTGTCCTCCAGACTGTCCTTGCTGTCATCAAGGGTGACTGGTCTGGGGCCTGGAATGGCATTAAGACGATCGGTGAGGGTATCTGGAACCTCATCAAGGGTCAGTTCGGTATCTTCGGAAACCAGATCATGTCGATGTCCTCCACGGCTTGGAACTCCGTGTGGAACACCATCAAGGGCGTGTGGAACTCGATCGCCTCCACGGTATCCAGTTCCATCAACTGGGTCCGCAGCATCATCAGCAATGGCTGGTCGGCTGTCAGTAGCATCACGTCCTCCATGTGGAGTGGTATCGTGAGTACCGTGTCCAGCTGGGTAAACAACATGCTGAACACTGTGCGCAACATTCCGAACAGCATCAGGAATGTCTTCGCCGGCGCCGGGTCCTGGCTGTGGGGCGCCGGTAGGAACGTGATTCAGGGCTTCATTAACGGCCTCAGCTCCATGTTCTCGGCAGTCCAGAACAAGCTGTCCTCGCTGACGTCCTACCTTCCTTCGTGGAAGGGGCCCGCCCCGGTTGATAAGGTTATCCTGAGGGATGCTGGACGACTCGTCATGCAGGGTTTCATTAACGGCCTCGAGTCTCAGTATGATGCGGTTAGGGACTCCCTGGAGGGATTTACGGACGATCTGGCTAACGACATCTCCCCGGACATCGCGGCCCATGTTGCGCCGACATTCGAGAAGGCTAAGCCGTCCCGAGACGCGCTGAACACTCTCTCGTCCGTTGCGGCAGGAAGTAAGGCATCCACTGGCGGGACCGTCAATATCACCAACTACTACCCGCAGGCGCAGAGTGACTCCAAGACCAGGGATGATGTCGCGGACGGCATCCGCCTCGCGTCGAGCATCTAGGATGGTGGCATGAGCAGCGAGTACAGCCTGAATGGCGTTGACCTGGATCGGCCGGGGAGGTGGCGCGTCATGGAGGGGACTCTCCTCCCTGCGGTCCCGGCGCCGCGCCTTACGAGCACGGAGGTGCCGTTCCGTAGCGGCATCCTTGATGGCGCTGGCTTGAAGGTGGATACCTTCAAGGTGACGGTTGCGTTCATGGTTGAGGGCGTGGATCGGGCTGGCCTGGATCGCAACTTCCAGGCGCTCATGGCCGTTCTGAGGGCCTCAAACAAGCTGGCCACCCTCCAGCATCACCCCTCCGGCTCTAGCCCCAGGGAGGCGCTCGTGCGCCTCGTGAGCGTGTCTCAGCCGTCCTGGCGGTACGGGGAGTGGGCGATCGATACCACCGCCATCTTTGAGGCCGTCGAGGGCGTCTGGCGCGACACCGCGACCATCGAGACCCAGCTGAATGACCTGTCCCGGCTCGCCGGGGGCGCCGCCCCTATCTCCGACGCAATCCTAAAGCTCACCCCCACAGGAAACACGTGCACGATCGTCGACCAGACATCCGGCTCGTCGATCACCTGGCGGGGCACCATGGAGCCGGGGCAGAGACTCCTCATTGACGTCGGCAAGTACTCCGCATGGAGGCAGGTGTCTGAGCACTGGTACCCGCTGAACGGTGCGGTGGACGCTTCCGCGGAGATCAGCATGTCCCCCGAGGGCTTCCAGCTCACCCCGAACCATGAGGGCAAGATCGTCCTCCAGGTCACCGGCACCACGGGGGCCGTTCAGGCGAGGAGGGCCTACTGATGCGCCGCGACTACTTCCCCGGCATGCAGCTGCGTGCTGTCGCCTACGAGGTGCAGGGTGCGAGGATCGGGGTCGTGCCCGATATCCTGGAGATGACGGTTACCACGCCGCGCGGGAAGACCCCCACTCTATCCATGTCTTATGCGCCCGGCCCTAATGCCATCCGCGGGGATGTGCTGGAGCGCGAGGTTGAGGTCGCCGTTGAGGCAACCTTCAACGGGATGGACTGGGAGGAGTTGCCGGATGCGCGGTTCATCACCCAGAAGACCGAGCACAACCTCGTCAACGACGGCACGGACTCGCGCAAGGTGCAGGCCGTCCATGTGAGCGACTACATGAAGGAGGCGCTCGTCTGGTCCGTGCCTATCGAAGCGAAGGACAAGGAAGGGAAGTTCAAGTTCCTGTCCCGCAACGCGGGGACGATCATCGGTACGGTCTGGCAGAACGCCGTCAAGCGCAGCTGGGGTGCGGGTCTCACCCTGGACGCGAACACCACGAAGGACTCCTCGAACCAGGACTGGGCGAAGGTCGTCACCCTCTACTTCGATCCCACGATCAGCCTCCTCCAGATCGTCGACTCCCTGCGCGACCTCGGCATGATCGACACGGTGTGGCAGGGTCGCACCTTCAAGGTGTACAACGCCGATACGACTCAGGCGAGGGACCTTACGGCCTCGAAGCGGTGGCCCCTCGCAACCACACTCACGGGCGCCCCCGAGGCGGCGACCTGGGCTGACATGTGTACCGACGTCCTCGTGAAGGGCGAGGGTGGTCGCACGTGGCTCATCCACAACGACCTTGCCCCTAAGGGGATGCGGCGCGTCGAGAAGGTTGTCGAGGCTGGGGGCGTGGAGCTGGAATCCACTGCGCGTCTTGTCGCCGAGGCTACCCTCAAGTCGGGGGCGCACGTGAGCGAGGAGATTAAGCGCGAGTGGGTCGCCACCGACGTGCATCTCCTCCCCTGGGTCGACTATCGCCTCGGGGACTGGATCATGGTGGAGCGGGCAGCTGGTATGGAGCGCCTGCAGGTAGCCCAGATCAGCGTCACTCAGAAGGACGGGATGGTCGTTGGGCACACCACCTTCGGGACAGTCCTGGATAGCCTCCTGGGGCGCCTGACGAAGCGCACGAAGGGCATCGTGGGTCTCGCCTCCACGTCGGGTAGCGGTGTGCGCCCCTCGACTCCGGCGTCCAAGTATTGGCCGCTCCCTCCGCAGGGGTTGGTCGGCTCTAGTCGCGCCGTCACCAACTCGGAGGGGTGGGTGCGCGCCCTCGTTGACCTCCAGTGGGGGCGCGTCGAGACCGACACCCTCGGCAACGCTGTCGATGTGGTCTCCTATGAGATCGCATGGCAACTGTCTATGTTCGGGACAAGTGTCGCGGGTTCCATGGTTGTACGCGGAGCCGACACGACGAAGGCCACCGTGGGTCCCCTGCTCCCGGGGACGGAGTACCGGTTCTCTGTGCGAGCTCAGAGCGCTAACGCCACTGGCGCTTGGTCGCAGCCGTTGATCTTGACTACCGAGTCCGACAGGGAGCCGCCGCCAGTCCCTTCTCTCCCGGTCCTGTCGCAGTCTCTCGGCGTGCTCCAGGTGTGGTGGGACTACAGGGGCCAGAACGGGCAGAACATGCCTGCCGACTTCGCTGGCGTTGAGGTGTCAGTGCAGCACCCTGGGCGCCCGCCGGCGAAGTTCGCGGACATGATTACCCCCATGCAGCGCACCTCCATTGCGGGCCTGGAGATCAGGGACTACGAGGTGTGCCTGCGCGCCTACGATCGGGCAGGCAACAAGTCCGAGTGGGGCCCCAAGGCGACCATCACTCTCGAGCAGTCCATTGACACGAACGCGATCGTCCGATCGGTCGAAGAGAAGATCGCAGCCAGTGATGTTCTACAGCGGGCCGCCCGAGCCGAGGCCCTTAAGGAGACCCAGAAGCTCTCCGAGGCTATGACTCAGGTTGCGGTATCCTTGGTGGAGACAGGCCCATACCCGCCCGACAAGGGCGTGGTTGACAAGTCGCAGTGGGTGTCCCCGGACGCTCGCGTATTCACGTTGAGGAAGAAGGGAGACTGATATGCCATACTGGGGGAACGTCTGGAAGGATGGCCCGGATGGGCGCACGCCCATTACGGCGGAGAAACTCACAAAGATGGAGGATGGTATCACCTCTGCGCAGCTGGAGGCGGAGAGGGCGTCTGAGTCCGCGGGCGTGGCTCGCGGGGCACTCCAGAGCGTCAACAACTCCTACCTGTCTATCGTGGATGCGATTGTCCCCATTGGAGCGGTACTCCCCTTCTACGGGTCCCGGCCGCCGAAGAACTGGCTACTGTGCTACGGGCAGGAAGTGAGCCGCACCGAGTACAAGGCACTATTCGACACGATTGGGACCGTCGCCGGTAGCGGTAATGGGTCAACCACGTTCAATGTCCCCGACCTCAAGGGCAAGGTCATCTATGGTCAGGGGAGCACTGACGCGCTTGTCACTGGCTCGACCGTCGGCGAGACACACCACACGCTCACCGTGAATGAGATGCCGTCGCACGGCCACGATCTCGTTGACTCCAACAACCAGAACTCAAACTGGCGGGCTGGTAAGGCGAATACCGACATTGGCTGGAATGACGCCTCCGGTAATGGCTACACCTACGCCATGTCCACAGGCTCAACAGTGGCCGATCGGCGCCCCTACGCGAAGAACGTGGGCGGCGGCCAGCCATTCCCCATCCGCCCCCGCGGGTCGGTCGCCTCCATGATTATCCGCGCGAAGTGAGGTGAATCGTGGCTGAGATCAAGGATGAGTACATCCAGTGGCCCGGTCCGGCCACATTCCCCGCCGAGACCACGTTCCCTGCCTATGACCGCTCCGCCGACGGGAACACGACCGTCCACTCCCACAAGGGCTGGGAGTGGGTCGAGTCCGACAACCCCTTCCAGAAGGCCGCAGCGTCGTTGGCGCAGTCCACGATCGAGGCGTCCATCCGCAGGATGCGCACGACCTTCGGGAAGGTCTTCTATCAGAAGGGCAACTCCACAGACAAGCCTGACTTCCCTGGGGAGACCTACGGGGACACGGCCAGAATCCAGGACCCCTCCACCCTCGATATCGTTGCGGAGTGGAAGTGGAATGGTGTTGACTGGGAGCGAGCCCGCGTCTCCGGTGAGCAGATAAGCAACCTCGACGTGGGGCGCCTCACCGCGGGGTCCGCAGCCATCAATGACCTCGCCGCCCGGCGCATCGCTGGTGACATCGGCAAGTTCCTCCAGCTCACCACGGACCAGCTGACCGTGACCGGTAATGCGTCATTCGTTGACCTCACCGCGAAGCATGTGTGGACGCGCATCATCAACGCGCGCAGCGGCGAGTTCGAGCAGATCAAGGCCGGGATGCTGGCCGCCAACTCGGTGACTGCGGACAATCTGCGTGCAGGGGCCATTGACGGCCAGGTCATCACGGGCGCATCCATTCAAACGGACCGCCAGAACAATCGTGGGTTGAAGATTGACAACAATGGGATGCGCGCCTACTCCTCCAGTGGATGGAAGGCGCTTGATATTAACGCCAACACTGGTGAAATCTCCATCAGCGGCAGGATTGGGCGTCGAGACTCGTGGTCTGAGTGCTACTTCAACGACCTAGTATGGGCACAGACTGGCACCGATGTCACTCGGTCTGGGGCGAAGATCGGGTGTGGTCTGGCGTTCAACTCACTGGAGGATGACTGGGATGATGGTGCACTCTTCATTCAGAAGGACGCCAATACTGGCGAGCCCTCGATCACTCTTCAGTCGGCCGCCAGGAAGGGCGCCGAAGCCAGGCCGTCCCTCATTCTGGGCACTCAGCAGGTGTCGATCACTGTTGGACCTAAGGGCGACTGGGGGTCGCTGGCTATCAGCAAGTACGGCTTCTCATCCAGAATCAACTACTCGTCATTTACCGTCAACGATTCCGGTATCTCCTACCGGAAGACAAACGACAACAACTTCGCCTACTTAGGCTTGGGACGGGACTTCCTCAGCTTCGCCACGCTGGGGAACAAGAACACCGGAATGTGGGCGACCTCCCACGGATTGGAGGTCGCTTGGAGACTCAACCCCCACATCTACCTGGATAACTCCGGCATCCAGATGACTGGCAACAAGAAGTTCATCATGCCGGTCCCGAAGCTGACCAAGGAGAGGGGCATGTGGCTGTCTCACTCCTGTACCGAGTCCCCCTACGACGGCATCGAGTACTGGGAGAACCTCACGCTCGACGAGGGCGGTCACGCCTCGTGGGCGCTCCCGGACTATGTGCCTCGGATCGCCTCGCCCAAGGCTCCCTGGGTCGTCTTCGCCTCGGGCACCGCCTCCGCGGCGCTGGACAGGTCCAATCCCGACGAGTGGCTGGTCCGCGTCTCCGGCGATCCTGGCGCAGCCGTGGACGTCCTGGTCAAGGGTGCCCGTATGGTTGATTTTGGAGACGTGGACGCCTCCGGCGAGCCGGTACTCCAGGACCACTCCAGGATGTCCAGATGGAGTCTGCCACCAGACCTCAACGGAGGTGGGGCCCCCGGCGGGGATGATCCGGCCTCAGAGGATGACATGACTCTGCCGGGCACGTACTATGGTCCTGCCCCTAAACCAGAAGATTGGAGAGACGCCGATGGAACCGCAGAGTAGTCAGGTAGACGCACTCGCTGTGATTGACGCATTGACACTGGAGGTTGCTGCGCTCACGAAGCGCGCGGTGATCGCCGAAGCGAGGGTGATTGACCTCGAGAACAAGATGAAGGAGAGTAAGTGACGGTTCAGTCTGTGGCGGCGCGTATCGCCCGCCGAATCTGCGACCAGGAGAACGTCGGCTACAGCCAGCCTGATCGGCGCACCTGGTATGCCAACGCCAACTGGGAGGGGCATGTGTCCTCGCCGCAGAACGCTGACTGCTCCAGTCTCGTGTGTGGGGCGATCTGCTACGGCATCCATGACACCTATGGGGCCGCCTGGGGTCATGCCGCCCTGCCTGAGATTAATGACCATTGGACGGGGAATATGCGTCCCGGCCTTGAGGCTCGCGGCTTCAATGAGGTCCCGTGGAACGACTCGGACCTGACGCCTGCGGGTGGATTCCGTGTCGGCGACGTGATCCTCTCCGCTGCGAACGAGGGTGGCAGGGGGCATGTGGTCATCGCCGTTGAGGATGGTGGCGACCCTCTCGTTTCTGAGGCTTGGATCGCTGAGGATGGGAGCATCGACGGCTACCTCGGAGACCAGACCGGGGGTGAGACGCGTACCGTCCGCTACTCCAGTCATCCGCACACCCAGTCTGGGGCGTGGACCAGCTGCCATCGTTTCGATGAGGGGAAGTTCCTCAGCCAGTGGCCTGAGTTTCGTAAGGGGCAGGCCGCCCAGGCGAAGCCTGCACCAGCGCCTACGGCCACCCCTGCTGGCCCGGCGCACGCGCACGGTATCGACATCTCCAGCCACCAGTCTGGTCTGAACGTGGCCGCCCTGTGGGCCGACTTCGTGATCGTGAAAGCGACCGAAGACAATGACTATGTGAACCAGTACATGGGCTCGCAGGCCAACTCCACCCTCGGGGCCTCGAAGCGGCTCGGCTTCTACCACTTCGCCCGCCCTGGGGATGCTCAGGAACAGGCCCGCTACTTCGTGGATGCTGTGCGCGGTTACCTCGGCAAGGCCACTCTCTGGCTCGACTGGGAGGCGAACGCGGTCGAGCAGGGGCCTGGCTGGGCGAAGACCTTCCTCGATGCCGTGAAGGGGATGACCGGCTCCACGCCCGGCATCTACATGAACGGCAGTGCCGTGAACGGCTACGACTGGTCGGCCGTGGCCCGCGAGTACCCCCTCTGGTACGCGGGTGGCCCCGACTACTCGGACTACGGGGCCTCCTACAGCGACCCGGCCGTCCCGTCCGTCTCGTACTGGGGGTCCCCGCTGATCCACCAGTACACAGAGGACGGCAGGCTGCCCGGTTACAACGGCACCCTGGACCTGAACCGGCTTCGCGACCGCGCCACCTGGGACCGGATGATCGGCGGTGGCCAGGTCATCTCCGGCGCCCCCGCCCCCGTGGCTACCGTGGGCGCCCTTGAAGTGGACGGCGAGTATGGGCCTGCCACGGTGCAGCGCCTAATCGAGGTCTTCGCGCCCGGCTACAACGAGCTGTATGCCGTCGCCAACCTCCGTCGCTACCTGAACAAGACCGTGCCCGAGCACTCCCAGAAGATGCTCACTGGATCAGGGAAGCTGGCCGAGGACCGAGGGTGGGACTCCCATTGCGTGAGGGTCTTCCAGTACTGGGCGTGGTGCTGGGTGAAGCCAGTCGCGCCGGACATGTGGAACCGGTTCGCTGACGGTTGGTCCTTCGGTGACTACGTGGACGGGGAGCCCGGCGAGGCGACCTGGGCGGCGCTCCAGGAGGCCCTGAACCGTTCCCGGTCGGGAAGCTTCCGGCTTATGTGACCTCGTTTGACGCAATGTAAACTAGGGGGTGGGGGCGGAAGTCCTGCCCCCTAGTTGTTTCCGAAAGGGGTGAGTGCATGAGCATTTACGCTCGCGCCTCATTCTGGTCTGGCGTCTTCGACCGCGCCGTGAAGACCTTCGCCCAGTCCCTGCTAGCCACGTTCGTTGTGGGTGTCGGCATTCTCGACATTGACTGGAAGGGTGCTCTCGGTATCGCTGCGACCGCCGTCCTGGCCAGTGTCCTGACCTCCGTTGCTGACGCGAAGGAGACCGACAAGGCTATCGCCACTGCCCCCGTCGAGTACACTCCTCGTCACGCAGGCTGAGTGACCATGCAGCCAGTAGAGAGCGTCTTGCCGATAGGGCAAATCCTCACATCTTCTGATCTCATTGCGGCTACGGTCGCCCTGCTGGCTGCACTGGTCGCCCGTCTCGCAAGTAGGATTAAGAGACAGCAGGAACGCAACGATGAGCGCTTTGAACGCATGAGTGTTCATGTCGCGCGTGCCGCTGACGCTGCCGAATCTGCATCCGAGGGGGTGCATAACAACCACTCCACGAACCTGCGAGACGACCTGGATATGCGCTTCGATGACCTGACTTCTAAGATGGATGCCCTCGCTGAGGTTGTGGGGGCACTCAGGGACAGTGTTAGTGAGCAGTCCCATAGGCTTCGGAGTTTGGAGGGGCAGGTTGAGGGCGTCAGGAATGATGCTCGCACTGACCGTGCACACCTCTACAGTGAGGTCGAGTCGCTTCACGATAGAATCGACAGGATGAAGAGCAACTCTAGGATGCATAAGGAGGCGTCGTGAGTGGATACGCCAACATCACAGGGCGCATCATTGGCCCTGATGGACTTGGCCGCGAGGGGAGGGTCGAGTTCACGCCTCTCGTTCCGTACGAGGGGGGTGAAGTGGGTGGGCGACGGATTGTCGTCGCGCATTATGTGGTAGGCAAGCTGACGCCCGATGGCGAGCTCGTCAGCTCCAAGGATGGGCAGCCTCTTCGACTGATTGCGCCATCCTCACTCGCGGATAACGAACGCAACTATCACGTAGTGATCGACATCCCTGGCACACCAGTCGGGCGGAAAGAATATTTCGCCGGGATTGTCGCCAACACTACAGTCGACCTGACCGACATCATCGCCGACCGTAGGGTGACGGACATGTCGTCAACTAAGGCACGCAACGCTGGAAACGGTCTCCTGGAGGCCATCAACTCAGATGAGATCGTCGAAGTCGGCGGCGGTCTTCTTGCTTGGAAGGACGGAATCAATGGCTGACCTAACATGGTACAGCAAGGGGAAGGCCGACGAGGTTTTCGCCACCAAGGAGGAGCTTGCGCAGGCAAAGCTTGGCGGGCAGGCTGCGCCTGACCTGTCTAGTTACGCCACGAAGGCGGAGATGCGGCAGGCTGACGACGCCCTGTCGGCGAAGCTTGAGGGCGTGAAGTCCGCGGCAACAGCGGCCCTATCGAAGGATGAGGCAGCCTCAACGTACGCGACGAAGAGCGCTCTCGAGGCGGTCAGTGGATCTATCTCGTCGGTTCCCGACATGTCGGCATACCTGACGTCCGCCACCGCAGCAACAACCTACGCCACAAAGAGCGAGCTCGCCGCCCACTCGGGTGGAGGTAGCACGTCCCCACTGGCACTGCTCCCGCTTCGGCCGGGCCAGCCGGTCGCTACGGTCGGATACTTTGGCGACTCCTGGTCCACGGAGTCCATGATGGGCGCTGGATTCAACCAGCCAGCGGCCATCTCGCGACTTATCGGCGGTATCCCCGTAGTGTCCTCCGTGGATGGCTCGGGCTTCGCGCACTCGAAGGAGGGTAACCTCTCATTCGAGGTTGACTCGCGTGTCAACGCCGTCTGCGCCGCCGCCCCGAACCTCATCGTGACCATCGGATCCCTGAACAGCGATAAGGTCATCGAGAACGGCAACCCCGATGGCTCGAAGATCACGGAGGCCGTGAAGACCTTCATCACGAAGGTTCGCGCTAAGCTGCCGCAGGTTCCGATCGTCATGATTGGTGCGGAGCCGTCGTCCGTGTCCCGTCTCCTGTCTAGCCCCTCGCACGTCAACGTCAAGGCCCACAAGGCCGGCGTTGAGGCGGCCGGCGGTCTGGGCAACGGCGTCGCCTTCGTTGACTGGCTCGGCGTGGCCGACAAGCAGGCTGTGCCGTGGCGAGATGGACGACAGTGCGCCGAGGGCGATGTTGTGGTCTACAACGGTGTCGCCTACCGGGTCACCCGGGCATGGTCCCCCGCCTCTGGTGAGACTCCGCTGACGGCCGGTGCGCCTACGGTTCAGGTGTCCGACGTCCTGTCTGGTACCGGCAATGAGGGTACGAAGCGCGGCGACGGCACTCGCGACACTCTCCTTATGGCGGACGACACGCACCCGACTAAGATCGGCTCTGTTGCCTTCGGTGCTGCGGCTGCGAAGCACATCACGGATGCCCTGGCGTCCCTGGCTTCGTGGATCACGGCTCAGGGTGCTGTCATTCCTGCCCAGTCGGCTCTCCCCGCCCCGACCCCGGCTCCGGCGGGTGATGGCCTGCCGGTCATGGCCTGGCTCCAGAGCGGCTGGGGTAAGGCTGATCGTACGGCCTACACACTGGATGAGATCAAGGCTGTTGCAGCCCTCCGCCCGGATCGTGTGGCTCTGCCGGTCGTCCGCACCGATGAGACGATCTCGCCCACCTCCCCTGACGCAGCTGTGGCCATCAAGACCCGCTACACCGGAACCGACGGGAAGACCTACAACTTCGCTGACGGCGGCCTGTCTGGAATCAAGTCCCGTGGCGTTGACGCTGCATCCATGAAGGCCTCCCTGGATGCCCTGGAGGCTGCCGGGATCACGGTCATGCCGAACCCGCGTAACGGCCTGGAGGACTACTCGGCCCAGTGGTCTGCCAACTCGACCGAGAAGATCGCCGCCTACCTCCTTACCCGTACTGGGAAGACGTATGAGGCCATCCTTGGCCGCGCCGAGAACGCCCTGCGGGCGAAGCTTGTCGCTGGCGCGCCGGGCCTGAAGCTCGTGTCCGATAACACGGATGGCCCCGCTGACTGGCAGGTCACGGATGTCAAGAACTCCACGATCGGTATCCTCGGCCCGACCGCCGGGGCTCCTGGCTGGGGTGCGGCCGCCAAGGTCTTCACCGACGGCGTGTGGGTCCTCGTGTCCAACAAGGATGAGCAGGAGTCCGCTCGAGCTCTCGCTAAGGCTGCGGGCGCGAAGATCGCCGGCTGGGCTGCGCCTACGGCTGAGGCGCTGGCTGCGATCAAGGCATGATGGTGCACGATCTGGCGATCCGCAAGGTCGCCTGAGGATAGAACAAGGCCCCCGCTTGTAATCGACGTGATACAAGCGGGGGCCTTGTATATTCAGGAGTAGAGCTCCCAGGCCGAGGCGTTCCCGCCCTGGGCCTCGAAGGTGAGGATTGCGGGCCGGGTGGAATCCCCTGACAGGTTCGTCCACCAGTCACTGCCGCGGTCCGCGGACGGGCAGGAGATGATCCAGCGGGCGTCCCCCGCCTGGCTCACCGCGAAGTTGTGCCAGTGCCCGTGGACGAGGATTCTGGCATCGTAGAGGCCACTACGGCGCCCGAACGCGAGGTCCCTGAACCAGGAGGGCACCTTCGACTGCTGGCCCGCGAGATGGCCGTGTGTGAAGCCGATGCGGGTGCCGTCGGCGGCGTCCACAGTGACGGCCTCCTCCCACTTCTCGGGGCGGAAGAACTCCACGTGCTCGTAGCCGGGCCGCCCGGCGACGATGTCCTCGATGTTCTTGGAGATCATGATGCCGAAGTCGTCATCGGGGGCGTTGGCTCGACTGTTCTTGCCGGGCCCGGTGCGGACGGCGCAGTGGTTGGATGGGACTGAGACGTAGTAGAGGGAGGCGCAGAGGGGGGCGAGTGCTTGGAGGGCTTCGGCGTAGAGGCGCTGCACAGTCCTGATTTGGTCGGTGAGGCTGAGGTCGTTGGTCTGCGCCTGGCTGGCGACGTTCCAGAACCCCTCCGTGGAGTCGCCCACGTCGGCGAGGATGATGCGCTTGTATGGGTCCCTGAAGCGAATGTCGTCCGCGATGTCGCGGATAGCTCTACGGACTAGGCGGATCGTGTCCTCCGTGCCGCCTCCCTGAGCGACCTTCCCGCATTGAAAGTCCGCCAGGCAGACCACAAGGGTGTCCTCATCGTCCTTTACGATCGGGGCGGGCTTCGGCAGGAGAGGCTCCCGGAAGACAGGCTCCAGGTCGTCGTAGGACAACGACTTGGCCTCGGCCATCTCGACGGCGCCCGGCTTCCACGTGATCTTCTCGTAGGAACCGTCGGGTAGGCGGATCGTCTTCCCGCGCTGCACGATGGCGCCCACGGGGACGTCGTTGAAGAAGTGGTCATGGTTGAGGTCGGGGGCGCCTCGCCTCTTCAGTTTGGCGCGGTGGCGCCGGACGGACGCTTCGGAGGTGCTGAACTTCTCGGCGAGTTCCACGTTGGTGAGGCGCTGGTTCTCGGGGAGGAGGTCGTTCTCGATGATTGCTTCATCAAGGGGGGTCATTGGTGTCTTGTCTTTCTTTCCAGAGTATGGCAACGGCCCGGGGAGACATCTTGGTCAATCCCCGGGCCGTTCACCTATCCCACATCCAGCGGAGTCACTCACCGGAATGGTTGTAGTCTAGCGCCCCAACGAGCGCCTTGCAAGGGCTCACTGAGACGTATGCGGTCCTGTAACCTTGCCGCCGCCACTTCCATGTGAGGTAGCGGGCGAGGGGCTTCCAGGTGCAGCGCGCGTCAATGTATCGCCACTTCTTGGTCACTTCTTCCTCCTGCAGGCCTGGCAGACGGCCGTCTGCGATCCGACTTTCCAGCCGAGGGTGCGGGCTGTGGTCTTGATGGTTGATTCGACTGCCACCCACGGCTTGGTGCGCGGGTGGGCCTGCTCGATGCGGGTGATGCCACACTGGGTGCATTCGATGCGGGCGATCCACTGGGTGCCGTGGAGCTTGATGTCTACCATGTGTACCTTTCTAGCTGGGCCATGCGCGCATCATCCATGCCTGAGCCTTGCTGATTTCCGTGTTTGTGGCCGCCCATTGCTCGTAGTGTTCGGCGCCTGGGCCGCCGTAGGTGGGGTGTGTTGTGGCTTCTACCTCGTCGAGAATGAGCCAGCAGTCCGGGCAGTACCGGAGGGACCAGTGGTAGGCGCCATCCTTCCAAACGTCCCTCCGGTACATGAGCCCTTGCCTGATTGTGGTGAAGCAGGCGTCGCAGATGACCTGCCCCCTGGAGTGAGGGTGTGTCGTCTTGCGTTTGAGATGCACGTCAGAATGGTGCGCCAGCCTGCGCCCAGGGGTCGCCCTGCTGGCCGCCCTTGGGGGCGTTGAATCCTGTCTGCTGCTGGCTGTTGCGGCGAGGGATGACACCGCGGAAGCGGGGGAACTTCACTTCCAGGCTGGTGCGTCGCTGGCCGTCGTTGCCGTCCCATCCGCGCTGGATGAGGAGGCCGGTCACGGTGACCTTGTCGCCCTTCTTGAGGGTGTCGGCGAGGTGGCCGTGCTGCTCTCCCCAGAAGGAGGCGGTCACCCAGAGGGGGTCTCCGTCGTCCTCCCAACTGCCGTCCTGGGTCTTGCGGGATGCGGTAGCGGCGATTCGGAGCTCGGTGATCTGCTGCCCAGACTGCGTGTACTTGACCTCAGGGTCCTGACCGAGGTTGCCTTCGACGGTGATGTCACATGCCATGGTTAGTTTGCCTTTCGGATGGGTGAGAGGAGTTTCTTGATGTCGTGTTCTTGGACGTAGATGGTGGGGTCTCCGACGAATCGGAAGGTGGGTGTCTTGTTCTTCTGGATGTGTCGGTCGAGTGTTCGGCGGGTGATGCCGAGCATGTGGGCCGCCTCATTCTTACTGAGGTAGCCGGGGATGGTTTTCATTGGTTTCCTTTCAGGAGTCTGGTGAGGTCTCCGAGTGTCATTGTAGCCCATTGCTGGCCAGGCTTGGCAACTCCGTGTCGCTTGTGGACAACGATGCCGACGAGGGCACCCGCGTTCTCAGCTTCAACCCGGGCTTCGCGCGTCCACTTCGGCAGGTCCATGCGTGCCACATCCTTGCATTCGATGACGATCTTGTGGTCGCCCATGCGGACGTTGGCGATGTCGCCCTTATCCTTGGCCCCGGCCTTGGGGGCGCGGTCGATCCTGTCGTCAGCCAACTCCTCGGCGAGGTAGTCGGCGACCACTCTTTCGAACCGCGCCCCGGCGGCCTTGGCGCTCTTACGAGTCCTCGCCACGAATACCACCTAGATGGGTGACAGCTCGGTTCTCATCTCTCACGTTCTCGTAAGCCGTCCTCCAGCTCTGAGCTGAGGTAAGGAGTCGCGCATTCTCCATGGCGAGCACCTCGCACTGGCCGCCCTTATAGACTGCGTACACGAGCGCCGCGAACGCGATCAGTAGCGTAACCGTGAGCATAGCGGTCATGACTTCTCCTCGGGGGTGTAGGCAATGGTGTACGGACCCCATATCTTAGCGAGGTGCACCTCCTGCAGCCCATAGGCACATACCCAGTGAGTGGTGCCGCGTTGCCAGGAGTCGCCTTGACAGTCGATTACAATGGTGCCGGGTGGCAGTTCGCTGCCGTTGCCGGTATATTCGCGCGAGCGAGAGCTCTCACACTCTTCGAGGGGGGCATTATGTTGCTCATCCCCCACACCCTTATCGCGGGCCTCGGCCTCTAGGTCGCCGATGCGCTTTAAGAGAAAGATGACGTCATGCACGGGCGCATCCTGGGGCAATTCGCTAGGTCGATACCCCTCGCCCCGCTCCCAGTTGTCCACTCGGGCCCGAATCCGCTCTAGGCGGTCCTGGATGTCCCTATCGTCAGTGCTCATTTCATCTCCTTGAATCGCGATAGCCAGGCGATGGCGAGTCCACCAACCTGGGTGACCTCACTGATGAGGTCTGAGTTGTGACCGGTGTCAGCCTTGTTGTCGTAGGTGAGAGCGGCGCAAACCTCCCCGACCTCCTCAGCCAATGCGTAGAAACGCGACTCGTCGGTATGGCTATCGCTGTCGAGCGTCATGCCCGGGTGCTTCTTCGCCGCACGCTCATACTCGGCGAGAAACTCCCCCACAGGGTCTGTCACGCCGAGGAAGTGCAGCAGGAGTGCCGCATCCTCAACCATGCGTGAGAGCTCGAACGTCAGGTCCTCGCCGAGGAGTTCTCCGCCGAACGGGTAGGAGTCGTCATTAGCGCAATCCATGGCGAGGGAGATTCGCCCCAACTGGCGGTGCCAGCGACCAGCGGTCTCGAATGGGCCCTGTTCGTCGCCAATTAATGGTGCGACAATCTTGTGCGCCAACGCCTTCATGTTGTCCATTCTGTGTCCTTTCACTAGTTGGCGAACACGACTGTTCGTGTGCCGTCATTGTTGAGCCTGTAGGTTCTGCCGTCCCAGTACTTGACTGGGATGCTCTCCGGGTTAGTCACGAACTGTGGGACATTGAAGCCCTCCTTACGGGCCTCCGCCCTGTTCTGCTCGATGTGCCCGTGACAGCCCCGCACCCCATCCCCACACAGGAGGATAAGGTTGCTGGGGCTGTTCGTGTTGGGGGCCTTACTGCCCCCCATGCCGCGAGCCCTCCTGTGCTGGATGCTCATGGGACCGTTACCGGCATACCTTCCGCAGCGAGCACACCGGTAACCGTCCCTCTCGTACACGAGCTCCCTTGTTTCCTGGGAGGGCCCTGTTTTCCTGGGAGCCCCCTTTCTACACATCCCCACCCTCGATTTCGAGGAGGCTGATGTCGCCTGTGGAGATGAGGTCGCGGATAGCCTCCTCCTGGGCTGTTGAGATTCGCACCGAGATGCGCGGGTCACCCTGAACGACCTCTACCCCGTCGGGGACCTCCCCGGTCCGTTTGATGAACCCATCCAGGGCGGCAGTGGCGACGAACCATGGGGCGGGTACCTTGTGTACGGCGTCAGGCTTGTTCAACTCGAGCCAGGCCACGAGGGCCTTCTCGTCTGCCACCTGGTAGCGGGGCTGTGGTGCGCTGACGCTCACCGTACCGACCTGGAGGCCGTCGATCATGGGCTTGGATGTGTCGCCCGGCGCCATGTACTCCTCAAGTTCCTTGAGGGCCTTCTTCTTCTCCTGGGAGGCCACCTTGGCAATGTGCGCCGCGATGGCCGCCCTGCGGAGTGCGTTCTCCTTGCTCACGGCTGCACCTTTCCTGCTCCGTAGTTCTGTGCCAGCCATGCCTTAAGCATGTCGGGGTCGGCCTTGCCGCCTGCTGCGAAGTACTCCTCACGAACCTTGTCGCCGTCCAGCTGGTGGGTGGCGCAGAATCTATCGAGGATCGTTCCGCACTGTTTGGCTGCTGTTCCGTTGGGAACCCCCTGTTCCGTTGGGAGGGGGGTGTTCTGCTGAGGTGCCCTATTCTGCTGGGAACCCCCTATTCTGTTGGGAACCCCCCTATCGAAAGACTCACCATCGGGGTCGGGCTCATCCGTGGGGATGGTGAGCGCCTGTAACAGGAACGTCCTGTAGGCGACACTCATTGCCTTGGGGATTGCCTTGTCGCCGAAGTCCATAGCCTCGGCCGCAACCTTCCCGTGGATGCTGTCGCCCGCCGGGCCGTAGACCCTGTAGGTGACCTTGACGACCACCTCTGCCGTCTGCTTGCCGCTTGCCGTGGCCCCGTTGCTGCGGTGCACCTCAACATCCTCAGGGAGGATGGTCACTCCGTGCTTGCGTAGTGCTGGCCCTACTGCGTTGAGTACGGCGTCGATCCCCCGGAAGAGGAACTTCTGCGCCTGGTTCTTACTGTCCTTCCTGACTGCCTGAACGTCCCCCATGACCTTGCTTAGTGCCTGGTGGACTGTTGGCTGTTCTGCCATTTGTGCTCCTTTCCTGGGAGGCCCCTATTCTCTTGGGAACCCCCTGTTCTGTTGGGAGGCCCCTATTCT